AAAAAAGCAGTATTTGGAACTAATTCAGACAAGCAGGTTACTTTAGCATTACTTAATGATCTATTAGTTCAATCAGATTTACCAACTCTATTAGTGAATGAAGGCAAATACAAGGTTGAAGGCTCTTCAGAATTTACAACGGTGCGTTACTTCCCTGAAAACATAATATCCATGTTTGGAAGCTCTACGTTAGGAGAAACAATCTATGGATTAACTGCTGAAGAAGTAAAACTTATTGGCGATGGCAAAATGGAAGATGCTTCAATGGTTGGAAATATATTTGTCGGAACTTATACTTCAATTGATCCAGTTGGAGAGTTTACCAAATCAGCTGCAACTGCAATGCCAAGCTTTCCACATGGTGAAGAACTAGGAATTGCAACAATAACATTAGCTTAGTACTAAGGGGGAATTAATTTTTCCTCTTTTATTTACGTAGAGGGGGATATTTATGGAACTCAGCATGGATCAAAGGAAGGCTATCCTTGTAATTAAAAATTATTTAAATGTTAATGGAAATTTAAAATATTCAGATGATTATATGATGACAGAATTTGAGCTTGCAATAGATGAATTGGTAGAAAATTCTATTGGTATTAAATCAATTAAAACTACAGGAATAAAATCTAAAAGTGAAGGGACTCAAAGTGTAACTTTTGAAAGTAATATCGAAGCCTGGACAATAACAGATAATGTAAAGATGTTATTGCCTTTACCTTTTATAAGGTTAATGGGGTGATGCTATGGGTGTGTTATTTAAGAATTCAGATATAACAATTTACAATAAATATTATGATGCCATAACAGGATACGATAAATATCAAAGGACTGTAATTAAGGATGTAGATTGGCAAGGTAAAAGGAATGCTACAGTAAGTGATAAAGGACTTTTAATGGCTGATAGTATTCTTATTTTTATAGATAAATTAGATAATTATATTTCTCCAAAACAGTTTGCAAAATTAACTGTTGATGAAAAAATAAATTATTTTACTTTGGCCATGGGTGATAAGATTGTAAAAGGTGTAATTGATTTTGAAGTAACAGGAGTTAAACCTTGTGCTATTGTGAATTTAGAAAGTAATTTTGATGATGTAGTAACCATAATGTCATCTAGACCACTTTCTGATCACTGGGAGGTGGAAGGTAAGTAATGAGTACAACTATAAAAATACAAATGGATCCAACTCAAAAAATTTTACTTAAAAGATATCTTAATAAAGATGGTAGAGCTCAAGTAAAATTTACTAAAGAATGTGCTAAACAAATGAATAATTATATTCCATATCTTAGCGGTAGACTAAAAGATATGATGGTTACTATTAATCCATCAAATGTCACTTATAATGCTCCATATGCTGAAAGACAATATTATACTAATGCAGGTAATGGAAAGCAAGGAACATCGATGGGAGGAATCAGAGGCAAACAATGGGCACCACGTATGTGGAGTGCAAAAGGTACTGGAATAGTTAGTACTATTGCTAGTTTTGTAGGAGGGCACGTATGATTATAGAATCTATAAGAAATTATATAAGAACTTGTCCTTGTCTACAAGAGTTTGAAGGTGCTGCAGGTATTATAAAGGTAAATGTTGATTATCTGGAAGAAAAGTCAACTGTTTATTCTATCGAGGAGGTTCCAACAGATCCTGTTATAAAGAAATATGTGAATGGTGATAGCATAAGGCAATTTCAATTTATTTTCGCATCTAGGGAGCCTTATGGCGCTGATGTTTTTCAGAACATATCCAATAGTGGATTTTATGAAGATTTCGCGAATTGGATTGAAGAGCAAAATAATGATGACAATTTGCCATTACTGGATGAAGGCTATGAAAGTCAGGAAATTAAAGTATTGAGTCCTGGTTATGCTTTTCAGGTAGATGTAGATAAAGCGAGGTACCAGGTGGAGCTAAGGTTAAAATATTTTAAACAAGGTTAAACTTTAAAAGCCTACTTTTCAGCAGACTTTAAAAGCATTTCAATTGCTTTATCCAATAGTTTCGATATAGGTATTGAAGTTTCTTTAGAATATTCCTTCAATTTACTATAGAGTTCTTTATCTATAGCACTGTTTGGTATTACTCTATTTTTTAAGTTAGGGTTTCCCATAAATATCACCTCAAATATATTATAATATTAATAAAAGTAACTGTCAATTGACCGTCACTTATGATATAATGTATATGAGGTGATTAGATGGAAGAGATATGGAAAGATGTAAAAGAATATGAAGGTATTTATCAAGTGAGTAATTTAGGTAGAGTTAAGCGATTAACAAGTTTAGATTCAATTGGTAGGAGAAAATTGACAAGAATAATGTCCGTTCATGATAACAGAGGATATTTAAACATAAGATTATCTAAAAACAATATTAGAAAAACTTATTCAGTTCATAGATTAGTGGCTGAGGTATTTATAGCTAACTTAGAGGCCAAAGGTGAAGTTAATCATATCGACGGTAACAAGCAAAATAATAATATAAACAATTTAGAGTGGGTAACTAGTTCTGAAAATCAACTTCACGCTTATAAAAATGGACTTGATAAAGCCACTACAAAAAGAAGAAATGATTATCGTTCAAAACCAGTTGTTCAAATTTTGAACAATAAAATTATTAATACATTTCCATCAGTTGGGGAAGCACAAAGACAAACCGGATTCTGCCAAGGTACTATATCTAATTGTTGTAGAGGTAATCAAAAAATAGCTTATGGGTTTGTATGGAGGTATTTGAAGGAGGAATTATTATGAAAAAAAGTATTAGGGTTAGATGTGTAGAAGAATTTGAACTTTGGGGAAATTGTAAAACTAAGTTGCTAGCTGAGGTAGAGAAAAAGGAGTATGAAGCTCAATTATACGAAGAAACAGAGGAGTACTTTGCAAAAGATTTAAAGGGCAGAGAATTCTTAGTTGGAGAAATAAATAGTAATGGAAAATTAGTTATAGGTCAAGACTTTGAACTTATCAAATAGAACTTAGATTAAAATATTTTAAGAAACAGGGAGGAATTTAAGCATGGCTATAAGAAAAAGAAAAATACAAGCAAATTATTTAAAAGTAGCAGAGGCTTTTGAGCTACTTGGAACGGGGTTCACGGAATTAGATGAAAGCCCAAAAGCTAAGTCATCAAGCAAGCAATATATCAATCAATCTAGTGCAAGCCAAAGTATTACGAGCTATGAATGGGAGACATCATATAACACAGATCAAATCGTGTCAGAAAATGCAATCGACCTTATTAGGACTATAGGTGAAATGCAACTTTTGGGAGCTGACACAGAAACACAATATTTAATAGTAGATTTAGATAGAGCGGGTACCGCAGAGGGTACCTACAGAGCAAGACAATTTGAAATTGCGATTCAGGTCGATAAATTTGACAATAACGATGGTGAGTTAGGTATCAGTGGTAGTTTTTTAGGGATTGCAGATCCTGTAGAGGGAACATTTGATCTCGCAACTAAAACCTTTACGGCAGGGTTTATGGCAAAGACTTTACAATTTAGTTATACTGCAACGGGTGCTATTTCAGCTATTTCAGTTATCGGGATTACATACGACATAGCAAACAGCAAATTTATAGGCATACCTGCGAACACAGTATCATTTACATTTAAGGATGTAGCAGTAACTAAGACTGCAACATTAGGTAGTTCGTGGACAATAGCTTAAACTGATAAGGAGGAATTTAGATGAAAATTAATAATGTAGAATTAGAAGATCTAGATATATTTGATTTAGAAACTGCTGAAAAATATGAAGATGCATTAGGAAAAGTAATAAAGGAATCTAAAGAAACAGAAGGAACCGAATTGGTGGAAGGAACGGCTTTATCCTCTACAATTAGAAAACAATGCAATTCAGTGTTCAAGTGTTTCAATACTATATTTGGAGAGGATACTGACAAAAAAGTTTTTGGTAATAAGACAAATATAATGGTTTGTTTAAAAGCTTTTGAAGAATTGGTTTTACAAGTTGATGAGCAAAAGAAAGAACTTGATAAAATGACAAGTAAATATTCTCCGAATAGGGTACAACGTAGATCTAAAAAGTAATGAATATACTTATTGATATTTTACCTTTAAAGGTTGAAATAAAAGGCATAGAGTACGCTATAAATAGTGATTTTCGTACTTCTATGATTTTTGAATTAATGATGGCTGATAATGAGTTAGATGACGAAATAAAGATAGAGCAAGCCCTGCAACTTTATTATCCTAAGATGCCTAATGATATTAATTTAGCTATAGATCAATTGCTTTGGTTTTATAGATGTGGTAAAGATATAATTACATCAAGTAGTAATGGTAAAGGTAAGAATATACAAATTTATGATTTTAACTTTGATGATGATTATATTTATAGTGCATTTTTAGACCAGTACGGGATTGATTTACAAGATGTAAATCTGCATTGGTGGAAATTTAAAGCAATGTTTAAAAGCTTGAAGGAAGATAATGAAATCGTAAAGATTATGGGTTATCGTTCTATGGATCTAACAAAAATAAAAGATAAAGAAGAGAAATCATACTATAAGAAAATGAAGGATTTATATAAAATCCAAAACAGTATAAGTAAAGACGAAGCTGAAAAACTTGAAAGCATTAAAAATGCTTTACTTAGTGGTGACGATTTATCCAAACTATTGTAACACTTACTTATATATGCAATAATTAAAGCATAGAAATATGATATGAGGTGATTATTCATGGGACTTTTTAATAAAAAAAATAAAGATGGTAATGTATCAACTAAGATGATATATGTTAGTGGTGTAGAACAATATGATAAAAGAGCATATGTAGAATTAAGTCTTGCTGATGAAAATCTACAAATAAAATGTAAAAAGGATATTTATCCACCTGCATATGTTCCGCTTGAAAGAATAACTAATGTTGGCTTTATAAATGATAAAGAAATAATAGAAAAAAGTAAAAGTGTTGGCGGAAGAGCATTTGTTGGTGGTATATTATTAGGGCCAGTAGGTGCGATCGTTGGTGGCATGAGTGGAATAGGCAATAAGAAGAATACTCATTCTCGTTGTTATATGGTTGTTAATTATAAATCTACATCAGGAGAACTTAATGCTATAACATTTGAAGCTCCAGAAGATAATTTGAATTATTTTAGTTTTATGAAAAAACTTGAAGCTAAGATTAAAACAAAAGAAATGCCAAGTGAAATAAGATTATAAAAGAAATAAAGGTTGGTGCTTGCGGAAAAAATGCAGGTGCTTTTTTTATTGGATAAAAAGAGGGTGTTTAAAATTGAGGATATAAAATGTCCCTATTGTAATCATCTTTTGCTTAGAGCTTTTTATGTAAAAGGTGAAATTAAATGCACTAGATGTAAAAAAACAATTAAATTAGAAATCACAAAAGACAGAGCTTAGAGCCACACCATAGAGTAGTGAGCCAATGCCTGCTTTTTTTATTTTATAAGAAAGGCAGGTGAGAATAATTTCAGATGGAAAGATTATAATTGATACCAGTATAAATAGTAGTGGTGCTGAAAAAGGTGTTGATAGTTTAGGAAATAAGCTAGGAAGTGTTGCTAAGGGTGGCCTTGGCATATTTGCTAAAGGGTTAGCTGGCATAGGTGCAGCAATGGCAGCGGGTGGTATTGCTGGCATAAAATTAGCGAGTGATCTTGGAGAAGTACAGAATGTAGTTGATACAACTTTTGGAAGTAATGCAGGTAAAATTGATGC